ACAACTCCTACTGTAAATAATGCACCATCACCAGATATTGTTGCTGTTCCACTGACTGTAATAACACCTTCACGATTATTAAATCCACCTTCGTTAATGTGCTCGTTTAATTGATCTGCAATACCTTCTTCACAGAAGTAATACAAAGTTGTTGGAGTATCCTCGTTTGGTGTAATTGCAATTGCTGTAGATGTATAGTTGTAATCTACTTCATCCCCTTCATAGATTTCTCCATAAACAGCATTAGCACCAACACCACTAATTAATGTGTGAATACCATCAATTGTTGTACTAAATCTTAGTGGGTGACCAGCGTTGGATCCATCTGTTTGGTCGAAAACATATCTCTTATTCTTCTCAAATGTGAAGTCTTGGCAGTTGGTCCAAGGACCATTTGCTGTTGGAGCAAAGAAGTAGTTTAGAGCACCAGGATTTCCCTCTCCATCATCAATAGATGTTACTGTCAAAGAGTTTCCATTTCCATCATCTGCTTGAAGACCAGCGGAAAATGTTAGTGTTCCTCCCGTAGTACCAGACGCTTCAATTGTTACAGCATCGGCAAACTTTTTAACAATTGGTCTAGAACCACCATTATATGTCAACGTATCTCCAACGTTGAATCCCGAACCAGTAGATCCACTAAAAGTAACTAACTGGCAAAACTCCATTTTAACCCAGTATTCTTCTGCTGGGGATAGTTCAATAGGATCTACGCTAAGAACGTCTCCAACAATATAACCATCTCCACCACTGCTAACGGAGATATCTGTTACAACGCCAACACCAGTAACTTCAAACTGGAATCCAGAACCATTTCCAGAGTTTCCTAGGTCTGCATCTGATGCAGTGAGAATATCACCAACAGAATAGTTATCATCTGCTAGTGCGATACTGACTTGAGAAACGTTACCAACACCAACAATAACGTATTCAAATCCAGAAACGTTACCAATCTGTGCTGGTGGAGCAGATAGAACATCACCAGCCAGATAACCAGAACCTTGATTTGTAATTAAAACGCTAGTTACGTTTACATCCGCACCACCATCAGTTACTGTAATGTCTGCAAGCATTCCATTACCAGAACCACCAGTTAGGGTTACATTTGTAAATGTTGCCTGTTGTCCTGCACCAATTGGATTTCCTCCAGTACCACCAAGTTGAATAGTACCACTGAAATCAATAACTGTAATGTCTGCTAGTGCATTTGTACCAGTACCACCAGTTAGAGGAACTGCTAGATAACTACCTCCAGTGTATCCACCACCACCTGATAGAATTTCACCTGCAATTGCTGCTACTTCTACTTCTGCTCTTACTCCTTTACCAGTTCCTCCAGAAAGAAGAACGTTTGCAAATGTACCAGGAGCGTAATCAGCACCACCATTTGTGATGGTAATACCAGCAGCACCAGTTGGAATAGATGAAATTAAAGTTCTAAAATCTTGTAATGCTGTTAAATTAGTCTCTGAAAAGTTAGCAATTGTTGCACCCTTTGCTGAGATGTATAAACTCTCATCACCTTTGAAAATACCAACATCAATTGCATTGGTGAAGTATAATGCTGGTTGTGCAGCACTACCATCGCTCATACTAAATGCACCAGACCCAACAGAGGTCTGAACTGTGAAAAGGTCTTGAGCGATCAGATTTATTTTTTGCCTTTGAATTTCAAAGGTATCTGTTCTAGCAACGGATCTAAGAATTGCCATTTTTAATTAACTCGTGCAGTAGTGCCTTGATTTCAGAGATTTCTTCCTTCAAGTTATTTATGTCTTCTATGGCAGTGGAGAGGTTTTTAGTTTTTCTCCTTGCCTCAATGGCGGAGCTATCTTTGTTAATGATAGCTCCTGTATTCATATCTCTAACTAGACCATCATGACCCTGTACTTTTGCAAAATCCATTAGAATGAAGCAACAGCACGAATGTCTTGGATCTTAGGTACAAAAGCGGGATCAACTCCCTTCATCACAATCTTGACAGCAAAGGAAGAAAACTCTGGTAAATCAGAAACGCTGTACTTCAAATCTTGGTAAGAAGATTGTTTTTCAACAACTCCAGAAATTGTATTTTCACTGGTTGCAATTTCCAAGGTGTCTGGTTGTCCAGACTCATTAAAGTATACCCAGTCAATATCATCAAAGTTTTCTTGACTGGATGCCTTCTTAAATTTATAGAGAACTTGGACATCTGAAATGTTCTTGACGTTAGCGGTCAAATGAACATCAATTGCAGATGCTGGACTTGAGATGGTAACTTCTTTTGTAACATACTTAGCAACAGAAGAACTGTTCTTGGATGTATTGTCAGAAACAAAATCAACACCAGACTGATAAGTGACGGATCCAACTTCCAAGAAATTGTTTTCGTCTTCTGGTTGTGCTGGATACTTAACAAAATCTCCAACTCGGAAGATGTCTGGAAGTTGTGCAGCAGTCTCAGCATTTCTATTAAATAGAACGTTATCAATAATTCTTCCAGTGTAATCATCATTTATTGGTCTTGTATCATTTCTCAAAATCAGTTCCTGATTGAGAGTGTTCCAAATTACAGACTTACCTGTGATTACATTGTCATAAGTATCCGCTAATACTGATGGATTTCTAGCAACAATTGTAGAAGCATCTTCAATGTCAAAGAATACTTGGATTGGATTTGAATCAACAGAAACATTTGTTAATTCATCATTAGTTCCAAGAGAAACCAATTCTCCTCTTTGGAAGAATTGTGAAGTCTTGACTCTCACATAAGCAACATTACCAACCATCTTGGCAATAACACCACTTGTCTTTGTTGTCTGACCAACAATGGTTTGATTTGGAACAATTTCTGTTCCAGCATTGCCAGTTAGTTCTAATTGATAAACTGGATAGAACTTAATAACTTGATCTCTTCTACCAAATCTATTTTCTGTTCCCTTTGCGTTCTCAATTCTATTACTAATAGTCTTGATTGATGCACTTGAAAGATCGATAACAGGTGACAAGTGAGATACGGATGATTGTAAGGTCATCTTATATGTCAAAGATCTTCCAACATTGTTTAGAGTTTCGTTGATGTCCGAAGCAATTACTTTTTGGTTTGTAAAGTAATGTGGTTCATTCAAGAAAGTCTTCTCATAATCTGACTGAGAATATGAAGTGTAATTTGTTGTTGAAGAATCTACAGGGATAATATTAGTTGTCTTAACATAAGACTCAAGTTTTGTTCCTGTAAATGTCAAGTAATGAACTTGTGGATAAAGAACTTCATACTTTCTATTGTATGAAGCATAAACTTTATTTCCACCACCAACAGAGTTGGATGCTGCTTGTGAAGCAGACTTGATTGTGTAAGAATCAATACCAGAACTAGAAACCTTAAACAGGTTGCTATTTAAAGATGAAGCGGTAATACCACCAGTCTCTTGTGCTGTTCTATAGAAAACGTAAGACTTACCAGAATCTTCGAATCCGTTGTCTCTGTGAGAAACTTTTAGAACTGAGTTGTTGTTTTTGAACAATAGAGAAGAAGCATTGGAGTTAGAACTTGCGTTCGTCTCGAATGGATTGTGATCTAGAAGTTCGTAACCGAGACCTTCGTTCTTCAGTAACAACTCAGCAGGTTTAGAAATATTAAACTCTGCGCGATATAAAGTAAACTTGAGATCTTCAAAAATGTCTTCCGTCCAACTTTCTGTATTCTGTGATCTATATACAGAACCCAAAGATGGTTGTGTGGTGATAACTGTGCTAGTTGCAACATCAACTTCTCCAAGTCTTGATACCCACATGGTGTAATCAGTTGAATCGGTCTCAACAACTAAAGCATATTCGGTATCATTCTGTAAATAAACAGGATATTCAAACCCAAAGTGTGTTGGAGTTGTAGACTCTGTTACTTCGCCCTCATCGACCGCTACACCCATTCTGACTGCTGGGGTATCAATCTCTATAGTAGTTTGCAATTCACACCCTCCAGCGCCATTTCCGACGCCTTTGACGACCACTGAAGGTGGTTCTGTGTATCCAAATCCACTTAGAGAAACTTCTGCGTTATAAATCTTGCCATCTGAAACTTCAATTGCGGCAGTTGCTGTTGCTCCACCTGGAAGTTGTGGACTTTCAATTGTTAAAATTGCGCTACTGTAATTTTGACCAGGGTCGGTAACTCTGATTCCAGAAAGTTTTCCACTATCTTTTGCAATAGTAACAGAAAGATTTGTGTTATTTGCAGCGTTTGATTTAGTTAGGTTTGCAATAACTAGGTCTTCATTTTGTACAAATGACTTACCATTATGATTGCTTAGAACAAATGTATAAACTTGTTCGTTTGTTAGGAAATATTCTCCTGAAGAAGAAGCAACCAGTTCTACATTATTTTTATCAAAGATTTGTAGAAGAGGACCAGAAGCAGCAGATGATGCTCCTGTTACTTTTTCTCCTTTGAGTAAAGTTACATTTCCACTAGCGTAACATTTAAGGAAAGTATTTGGTGAAAGAACTTTCTCCGTTCCAGGAACAATACTCTTTCCTGGTTTTTCGGAATCTACATTTGTGATGTAAGTCTTAATTGGAATATTTGTGCTCTTCTTATTGAAGAACAAGTCAACACCAGTAACAAAAACTCCCCCATCAAAGTTTTCTACCTTGAAAGTTTGTGCTAGAGGATTTGGTCTTACTGGATTATCTGTGTTGCTATCAATTAGTTGAACACCTTCATTCGATTTGAAGTAAGATGGTTTTGTCGATATAATACTTGCAGGATTTTCTGGTAGAAGTCCCGTAGCATAGTATTTTACTTCTGCATAGGTATCAACACTATCCTTTGCCTGGTTAGTTGCACTAGAAGTAAATCTGAAAGTTAGAACTCCAGATGTTAGAGAAATTTCCTCTCCACTAGTATCATAAGCAACTGTATCTACATCACCAGTCCAAGTTGTGTTTTCTAGGGGTGGATATCCTGCAGGAACAAGAATGATTCCACTGGCATTGCCATATGCATCAGTTACAATCTCTCCATTAAATGCGGACGGAGAATTGCCAGCGACTCCTGTAAATCTTAAATCTGGATTTACCCAGCGAGATACGTTTCTCCCTTCCAAGAATGCATAGATTCTTGTATTTGGTTTCATTCTTCTGATAACATACTTAACAGGAACACTTCTGGCAAAGAATGATAGTGATGTAGAAACGAGACTCTCACCAACACTCTTAGTCTGAATACCCTTGCCAATTTGATTATTTTGTGGACTAATGTTTGATGAACTTCCAACAGAAGCAGATGCTACAGATGTAGATGCCTGTTGAAGATTGTTTTCACCAAGAGAATTGATAGATGTAAATGATGTTGATGTTCCAACCCAGTTAACTACAAATGAATTATAGAGACTGGAGAAACTTTCCTTTACGTTTTCTTTTGCTAAGAAAATCTTGAATAGATCTGTATTTGTATCTACTACTAGTGGTGCTTCTGATTGATCATACCAATGATCAATCGATGGAGAAACTTGTCCATCTCCAACATATTGCAGAACAACAAATGGATTTGGATTTAGAGTTTTCGATGCAAAATTGTTTTGAATCATCGAAAGGTGTGAATATGGAAGAGTAATAATATCACCACTCTTTTGATATCCAGAAACTGCTCTTTGATCTTGTCTCGTATTTACTTCCTTGAGACTTACACAATCTTCTTTTGATTGTGGGCGAAGAACTGATTGCTGACTGTCAATACCACATCTATAGTCAAGTGATTGTAGATTGCCTACTCTATGTGCTTCAAAATTATCAACAAAGAAACCAGACTTAAATCTATCTAGTCCAATGGTGTCCTTTACCTGCATGTTTAGAGCTTGTTGCTCAAGAATGCTAAGTGTGGTGTAATACTCAAGACGCTCGATACGCTTCTCTAGTTTACCAATATCTCTCATCGTATATCTACGATTATCTACAGGAGTAATTCTTACATCCTTGCTAGACTTCGTGAATGCTGGAATGTATGCATAGAATAAAGGAACTGCGTCTTCAATTGGATCTGGTTTTGTTGGATTCAATGAAGAGTTACCTTCTTTGATAACAAAATTTCCTTTCTTATCTAAGAAAACGCCATCAATTCTATCTAAGTATTGAACTTGACTGAATGAGAAAGTATATTCCAGATTAACGTCTGGGGCAGGAGTGCTTGCTAATACAGCACCAGTTCCAGAGAAAGAACCTTCTGTGACTTCTAGAGATGCTTTATCTAGATAACCAGGAACAATTGCGTTGCTGTCTACTTT